TATTTGCCTTGAAGATAGAAACGGTAATTTTATGCAGTTCGGGTTAGTACACGGATGTGAAGTAACTGGTGGAACAATAGTTAGTGGTTCTGCATTTGGTGACTTATCTGGATACACATTAACCTTTACAGCACAAGAGGCTAAGCCTGCTAACTTTATTAATGGTGGTACTGCTGCTGACCCTTATGCGGGAATGGGTAGTGCAACGGTAACAGTTACAGTAGGTACAAATAGCTAAAAGATACACTTCATCACGGGTGTGATTCATAATATATAGTTGATTGTGGAGGGTGAGTTTAACGGCTCACCTTCTTTTTTAAAAAAAATATGCAAATACTAACTAAAACAGGCGGAACTATTAATTTCATACCACGTGAAGATATAAGTGGTGCAAAGGTTTATAAGTTAGTAATAAAATCAGAAGCACAAAATAAAGTAATATTGGAAGACACAGCTGCAACATTTACAGAATTAGATTACTATTTTCAATATAGCACCTCACAGGCATTAGATGAAAACAATTATTATACAATTACGATTACTAATACTAGTGATGGAATTGTTATATTTAAAGATAAAATGTATTGTACAGATCAAACACTAAGTGATTATGAAATTTCAAATGGTGTTTATATAGAACAAAGTACAGGAAACAACGAATTTGTATATTATGGATAATTTACATTTAATACAGTTAAACCAATATGAAAGACCTGCAATAACAGAAGAACGCAACAGGGAGTGGGTAGGCATAGGTGAAGATAATGAATATTATCAAAATCTTATATCAGCTTATATGGAAAGCACAACAAATCAAGCTGTAATAAATGGGATTGTAAATTTAATATACGGTAAAGGTTTAGATGCTACAGATAGCAACGAAAAGCCTGAAGAATATGCACAGATGATGCAGTTGCTTACACCAACGTGTATGCGCAAGGTTTGTAATGATTTAAAGTTATTAGGTGAAGCAGCTATTCAGGTTTCATATAAAGGCAATAAAATAGGTTCATTAACACACTTCCCACGTGAGACGTTACGAGCTGAAAAGATGGATGCAAACGGTGATATTAAGAATTATTTTTATGCACCTGATTGGTCTAAAGTAAATAGAAATACTAAACTAACTAAATTTCCCGTTTTTGGTAGTGGTGCAAAAAATGAGATTTACATTATAAAAAAATACGTAAGTGGTTTCTCATATTACTCAATAGCTGATTATCAGATTAGCTATGCTTGTTTAGAAAAAGAGATAGCTGACTTTTTGATCAATGATGCACAAAATTCCTTTAGTGGCACTAAGGTAATCAACTTCAATGGGGGTATTCCAGACAGGACTAAGCAGTTAGAAATAAAAGATCAAGTGATGGGTAAACTGACTGGTTCCTACGGCGAGAAGGTCATTGTCGCATTCAACAATAGTGTAGATCAAAAATGTACTATTGACGATATACCCTTAGCAGATGCTCCACAGCACTATGAATACTTAGCTACAGAATGTGCTTCTAAGATTATGGTTACGCATCGTGTAACATCACCGCTTTTAATTGGGTTACGTGATGGTAAAAACGGATTAGGCAACAATGCAGATGAAATTAAAACTGCTGCACTATTATTTGACAATGTTGTTATAAAACCTTATCAAGAATTAATAATCGATTCTTTGAATGAACTGTTAGCAGTGAATGATATTTCATTGAATCTATATTTTAAAACATTACAACCGTTAGAATTTACAGAGATTGATAAAGAAGTACAGGATGCTGAAACAATAGAAGAAGAAACTGGCATCAAGCAAGATGAGCAAGAGCAAGCAGAGTTAGAAATGTCAACACATAAGCACTGTTTGAGTGATTTACCTGATGAAATATATGATGATATTTTAAAAGGCTTACAGGGCGAGGTAATAGATTCTGAAGAGTGGGAAATGGTAGATATTAGGGATGTAGATGAAGAAAATGAAAGTGTAGAAGATTGGGCTAATGATATGATTAAATTAAGCATTGATAGCAAAGAAGATGGCTTTTCATATTTAGATGCAAGTTTCTATAAAGTAAGATACAAGTATGTTAAGGGTAGCAGAAAGCCAAACAAAAAAGGTAATAAAAGCAGAAGATTTTGTGAAGAAATGATGGCACGAACAAAACAGGGTGTAGTATACAGAATAGAAGATATTGACAAAGCAAGCAGGGATATGAATTTTAAAGCTGCTGAATTACCGCTTCACAATGGTGAAAAGTATGATCTGTTTAGATTCAAGGGCGGTGTGTATTGCAAGCACAAATGGCAAGAAGTACTATATAAAGTAAGAAATTTAGACAATAAAGGGAGTAAAGATTTAGGTGATTACAAAACAATAAGAAAATCACAATTTCCAAAAAGCTATAAGAAAAGCCCAGTGGGAAGTAAGCAATCTGTAAAAGCACCTATTAATATGCCTAATAATGGACACCATCCAAATTATAAAAAATGAGCCAAGCACTATTTGTAACGAGACACGATATATCAGTATTCACTGCTGCTAATGGTAATATTGACAATGACAAGCTATTACCGTTTATAAAGATTGCGCAGGATATACACATACAAAATTATCTTGGAACTGATCTATACAACAAAATTAAAAGTGATATAGTAGGTGGAACATTAGCAGGTAACTATTTATCATTACTAACAGATTATATACAGCCAATGTTGTTACATTGGTCATTAGTAGAGTATTTACCTTTTGGTTCTGTTAGTATTGGGAATGGTGGTATATTTCAAAAGAATCCAGAAAACAGCACCGCAATAACAAAAGAACACGTAGATTATCTTGTAGAGAAGGCGAGAACGACTTCCCAGTTCTACACAAACAGATTTATAGATTATATGCAAAGTAATAACAACTTATTTCCAGAGTATTACAGTAACACTAACGAGGATATGTATCCTGATGATGTTGCTAACTTTGGGGGTTGGGTACTATAATAAAAAGATATGGCGAACACAATAGATTGGGGAAAGGCAACACAGAATAATACTAATGGTTTTGGTAAGTATCAAAACACTATTAATGCTGGTGTAATATATGCAGATTCATATTCAGGTGAAACCACATTAGTAGGAACAAGTGCAGCTTTTTCATATTCTAAAAGCTCATTTCATCAAGGTGAAGCTGATCCAACTCCTACGATCACAGGAACAACGGGAGGCACATTTTCAGCTACTCCAAGCGGTTTAAGTATTAACACTTCTACAGGTACTATTGATTTAGATAATTCAACTATTCAATCTTACATAATAACTTATACTGTTAGTGGTGTTAGTGCTAATTTTAGTTTAAGTGTTACAGCTTCTCCATTTATTGCTAATGACTTTAGTATGAATTTTGATTCTGCAAGTTCACAGTATATAGAAATAGGTGATACAACTAATTTAGATGATGGTAATTTAAGTATTTCTTTATGGTTTAACGCATCTTCTGTCAGCGGTACTGCAGTCTTAATTGATAATCATTTTTCATCTACAGCTAATGCAGGTTTTACTATGGCAATAAATACAAGTAGTAGAATTTACGTAGATAGAAATACTACAACAACAGACGCTAAAACAAATTTTGTGAATATGGGTTATACTTTAAACACTTGGCACCATTTATTAATGACATACAATGACACAACAAAAGAATTAAAAGTTTATTTAGACAATGTTCTTAAAAAAACTATAACTGGGTCAGCAAGCTCTAATTCAGCAAGTTTAGGCGCAAGAATAGGAAGATATGCATTAAGCGGAACAAGTTACTTTAACGGCAAAATAGACGAGGTAGCCATTTGGAACGCAGCACTTTCTTCAGATGCAGTTACAGAGATTTACAACGCTACTTACAACAACACAGGCAAGGTATTAGATTTAAACACAGATACAGGAAATTATACATCTAGTGCAAACTTACAATACTGGAACAGATTAGGAGATTAAATTATGAGTACAAAATACATAGCATCAAACTGGAGATTACCAAACAAAGCAGGAGTAGATTCTTATTTAAATGATAACTATGGGTTAACTTTTTCAACAACAGGCCCAGAATTTATTTTGTCAAATACATCTTTGTTAAGTGGTTTAAGTTCTGCAAGTATTTCTATGTGGTTAAATATAGATAGTATTTCAGCAACAAGAGGTATTTTTAGCTTGAGCGATGGTGCTGCAAATGATGAAATTACATTAAGTACTTTTAACAGCAGATTATATGTAAGAATAAGAAATGCTTCAACTAATTTTAAATACTCTTCAGATTGGGCTACACAGAGTGCTAATACTTGGATTCATTTGTGTTTAGTATATGATGGCAGTGAAACAGAAGCAGATACTATAAAAGTTTATTTAAATAATTCATTGATAAATTTTGGCTCTGCAACAGGTAGTACACCAGCAACATTACCAACATTCACACAATTAACAATAGGTAATGACATAGATGGTAATGATTTCAATGGCTCTATTTCAGAAGTAGCCATATTTGACTATGCTTTAAGTTCTACACAAATAAGCACTTTATATGGTAGCAGTTTATTAGGTGCAGGCAATCCTATGGCTTTACCTACACCAGTAGCTTACTATCCTTTAGGAGACAATAGTGCTTCTAATCCACTTACACAACCAAATGAAGCTGTAGAAGATGCAAGTGTTTTTGAGTTTGATGGGAGTAATGATTTTATAAGTGCTTCATCAGCTAATCTTCCTACATCAGATTATACATTTTCTGCTTGGGTTAAAATTAGTTCTTTTGGTGATTATGGTATTTTAGGTTATGGTGACTATAGTCAAGTAAGAGGTTCAAATGCTTTTAGGTTTGAGGGTAGCCCTATTCAATTAAAGAATTATTGGTTTGGGGATGACTTTAACCACAGTTTAACAACATCACAGCAAAATGAAATTTTAAATAATTGGGCGCACGTTGCTGTAACTTATGATAGTTCTTTAGGCACTTATGGTCAACGTGTAATGTATTTAAATGGAAGCCAAATAGCTACTAATAGCCCTTCTGGAGCAGCATCATTTAATTTACAAAATTTTACTGTTGGCGCAACAAGACACCCAATAAGCCCAGAGTATTTTAATGGTAAACTTTCAAATGTACAAATATGGAATACAGCACTTTCATCTTCAGAAGTTACTACACTTTATAATTCAGGAGTACCACTAACAGGTACACAACCACAAGCAAGTAATTTAAAAGCTTGGTATAAGTTAGATCAATCAGCAAACTGGGATGTAAGTGGTTCTGGAAACTGGACGATACCAGATGCTTCAGGAAACGGCAATGATGGCACAAGTTCAGGTATGACTTCAGCTAATTTAGTTTTAACTGATCTAACGAGAAACCTACCTTATGATAGTTACAGTTTTAATTTTGATGCTGCAAGTGGTGATTACATTCAAACAACATCAAATTCTTTATTTAATGGATTAACTGCTTTTAGTGTTTCTTGTTGGATTAAAAGAAATGGTACACAACAATCTCACGCAGCTGTATTAAGTTATCAAACTTCTACTTCTCAATATTTAAAGTTAAATTTCAATACATATACTGATAAAATAGAAATGGCAATTAGACCGGGCACTACATCTGTTGTAAAGGTAACATCTTCAGCTGGTTCTATTCCAGATGGTGAATGGGTACACGTTGCTGTTGTTGGTGATGCTAATAATTTATCTAACTTAAATATGTATATAAATGGTGTTTTAGATAATGATGTTACTTCTGGTAATATTACAACATTAGCACAATCTTCAGATATACACATAGGAACAGATGCAGGCAATCCTTCTGCAAGGGAATTTAATGGCAAAATTAGCAACGTATCAATATTTAATGAAGCATTAACATCTACACAAGTTATGAAACTGTATTCAAATGGTATGCCTCAAGACCTTACAAGTTTTTCAGTAACACCAGTAGCTTGGTGGACATTAGGTAGCAACAGTTTCTTTAACGGTTCTAATTTTATTTGTAAAGATTTAATAGGAAGTAACGATGGCACAAGTGTTAACGCTGGAGTAGATGCCTTGCAAGGAAACACACCACGTTCAGAAGCA